CAGGATCAATTTCGAATCGTACTTCAATTAATGGTGGTTCATCAGAATCTCGTTTAGTGCTATTATAAGCATCGCCTCCATAATTAAAATTATTTAGGCCATCGATCCATTGCACTTTAAGTGAAAGATAAAACTCTAATGGAATAGTTTCGTTTGAAACCTCTTCAAAATATATCTCTTCAAGCTCATCACTAGTAATCTGTGGTGCAGTGGCTGCATCTGTAAAATATATCTTCTTGCCAGCAAACTCACCATTAGGATCCTTAGTTGATGCAAAACTATCTTTAACAACTGATAACAATGTACGCGATAAACTAGTAACTAACGCGTCATAGCGTCCTTCTGTAATAAGTGTTTTCATTGATATCATATTAATAAATATCAGCCTAATAAATTATAGTTCCAGAATGTTTCTTTGTCTTTGTTGAATGGATTACCGGTTTGTTGATAGTAACAGTTCAAGCAAAGCATCTGCAAATTTTCTATGCGATGATTGGTTTCATCCCCATCCATATGATCTAATAACAACGGCACTGTGTCGTCTGTTACCCTGCGTTCAGCATATCCACAACATGCACATTGCTCCGGCATAATGTTCAAGGCGAAGAGTCTGTTGCGAAGTTTCCAACCCGGATAATTTGGATAATGTCCTTCTAGTATTTTATCAATTGAATATATACCTGCTGTGGCTCGTTGTGAGTCTTTGGTAATGCCTAAGCCGGCTTGGTTGGTATGCAGATCATAAAGTGTCTTACCTGTTTCCCGATCCACATACATTTTTGCATATTTCTTCCAGGTAGTGAAAGACACTTTGAGAAAGCGTGCCGCTTCTGCATTTGATTTGGTGTTGGACATAGCATAACGAATATCTGACTCTGGCAGGTTAAAAGATTCCCTGCCTCGTCCATATACATATTTATACTGCTTGTCCATAATCAATAAACACCCTTTTTACGAAGCTCTAATACCGCGGTTTTAGGCAGTGTCTTGCGTTCCCACATTTCACGCATCTCAGGCTTTAAGTTTCTGGTAAAGTCGAGGAACGTGGCCGGATATACCCCACTACGACGCTTTACTTCATCATACCAAGTAGAATAGGTTGAATACAATTCATCAAAGCGTTCTGCATCTGACATTGTATCTTGATGTTCGAGTTGATCCTTAAGTGGCCACAAATCAATTGGCACATTTGGATCTTTGCGACGTGCTGGTAGGCGTGGTTGATTCTTTTCTCGATTTATATTTCGTGTGATGAATTTATCCATCATATTAATACTACGATCTTTCGGGGACATCCCGGAGTGTGCAGATTTTTTACCCATAACCTTATTTCATTTTTTCTGTTAATACAACTATTCGTCTCCAAACATCTTCTGCTTGGTATATATACTTTTTGAACTCAACTACATTTTGTATAGTTCGTGCCTGATCTGCTTTGCGCAGGATTCGATGATATCGGGCGTGTAAAAACCCAATGCGAATTTTTCTTATCCAATTAATCATTTTGATTGTTTTATAACTGTTACGTTTAACCCTTGATCTCGCAAGTCATCACATATATCAAGACATAAATCATATGCATCTACAAATACCGAACATTGCTTGTTGTTATGTGTAATTGTAGCACACTGAACTGCTTGATAATAATTGTGGCCGCAGATTTCAATTAGGCAATCGACTACATGCTCGACTGTATTTACGGCATCATCCATCAATACTACTTGATACTGGCCCCGTCTCTTTGTTAATTTTTTCTGTGACATCTCTGATGATTGCTGCTTGTTCCCAAAACTCATTTTCTTTTGCATAATTTAAAGAATCGTTTAAAAATCTTAGTTTCCGATCCATGTTCCATTGGCCTGGCCATTCCCACTTGTTTGTGGACATGACGTTAATAGATTTAATGAATACTGTGTCTATAAAATTCTTTGTTTCCATACTATATTATATGAAATTATTTTGTGGTATCCAAATTGATAACTAATCAGATTATTTGCTGTTCCGAATGATCAACTCACCTAAAACTTCTAATCGACCTACTTCTCGTTGAAACTCGATTTGAGTCATGGAAGTAGATATTTTCTTGTAGGTAGCATCATATTCTTTTTTTGCGGCTTCTAAATCAAATTTACCTTCTGCAGCCCGTTTGTAGTATGGCAGTTTTACTTTGAAATGGTGCCATGTTAGTAGAGCTAACCCGCCTTTCTTTTTTGCATTGTCAGAAATCTTTTCTGCACCAGACTCGCGGGTGTCAGCAAATGATTCAAAAGTATCTGGTTTGTCTTTTGCTTCAAAAAGTAAATTACGTAGTTTCATATTAATAAATATTTACTTGTTTGGTTTCTCCGGTTTGAATTCAGTTATATATGAATAATCTGTTTCATATCCAGATTTACCTTCAACTGAATAAACTGTCATATCAATTTTATATCCTGGATTTTTGTCAATTCGTTTATACGTCCAAGCAGTATCGATCCATATGATGCGGTTGTTAGGATATATAAAGTAGTTGCCATTATCCATTTTGAATACATGTCCACATTTGTGTTCTGGAGTTTCAGAGAAGTTTGTGTCTAACACGTTTCGATTTTCATGTGACCAATCCAGAGTGAATAAATATACACCCTGGCGTTTTACACCTGTTATGGAAATTAAATCTGCTCGTAACCCGGATAATCGCTCTCGTACTTGCACATCAATGTATGATGAAAAACAGTCCCAATAAACATGTTCTGTTAGTGGTAATCGTTCTGCATCTTTTCGCCATGCAAATGCATTAATGGGCCTTCTAGTCCAATTGACTCCATTTTCTAAGAATGCCTCAAATAATGGAGTTCTTTTTTGAATAGATGCAACACTGTGCACATCTGCGGCTGTGAATTCACCATGACCTTTTTCATGGTTAAATAAAAACTCATTTCGTATATAACATGTTAGAGTTGGAACATTTGCGTTTAAATACGCCATATAACTTATTTTTTATGTTTAAAATATTGAACTTCCCGTTCATGTTCCTCCGCGGCTGATTTAGAATCAAATGTTCCTAAGTTTTTACCTGCGTGGCTGTATAAGCGATATCCGGATTTTACTTTGCGAATAATCTCACGAATAAAGTTTTTCATTTCAGCTTGATTGTTAAGCGTAACTGGTACGAATTGTGGTTGCTGTGAATTGTATGCATCATCATTGCTATGTTGCATTCCCTTAGGACTTGTTTGCAACGAATTCATGATGAATCCACCAACTTCTTCTACATCGTCTTTGGATGTTGCAATATGATCTACTGCCCACCCATGTCCATTAGAAAGAATTCGATCTACCTGAGCCGGATCCATTTGCAACAATGCATCTACCGATTTTTTGATAGTCTTTAAGTTTTCAAAAAACATGTAATTGCTAGTGTTGGTATAATCCATTTCAGAGTTACAACCACATTCGTTCAGTCGTTTCATGTTATGCCTTTTTAGCAACGATAGACCAAATTGCACCCGTAAGTGTCATTGCTCCACCAACAATCTCAGTTACTACAGTTTCGTCAACTAAACCTTTCATCACGAAGATACCTCCGACAAAAGTTAATGCGTGACGAACAATTCCTAGAATTTGTTCTTTTGTAAGTTTCATATTGTTCCTTTATTATAAATATCATTATGATTTCTTTAGCTGCAATACAACGTTAATACCATATACTGCAGACGTAGTTGCACTTTCTCGAAGTTGAATATTAATTAAATCACCGAGTAATACATCTATTGCCGAATTGCTTACAGCTTTATCGACAAATGAGGTAAGATCTAAACCAGCAGCAACTTGACCTACAACAGTACCATTTTTTGCTATACTAACTTTGACATCTGCAGCGCCTTGAGTCGTAGTATATGATGTAGCGCTACCCGACACAATAACACCAGTAAATGGTGCAAATATTCCTATTCGGTTAGCAGTTGGATATGGCGCTGTTGGAACGCCTCCTATATAGTTAATGCTACCAGAAGTAGTATTTGTTTTCATTGAATGAAAAAATGTAAGAGTCATATACTCTGCAGCCCCAGCTGCATTCACTGCATATGATGCAGTTGTTGCAAATGATGCTGTGCCTAACAATGTCCCGGTAAATGATCCTGTAAATGATCCGCTAGCTATAACGGTATCAGTGCTACCTCCACTTAATGCATCAATCGATCTAGTTACATGTGCTGCTTGTATAGTACCACCGTCGGTAATACCTGTTTTATTTATTATCGCCATTGTCTATGTTCCTTTTTTTATATATCGGCCAATTTTTTGTTTGTTCGTTTAACCAGGCCTGTCGATCATCACACCCACAATCTTCATCTAGTATCTGTGCAATTCGTTTTGCTAGCTGATCTAATCCTGTTGCAACAGTTATTTTTTTAATATCGTCGCCTAAGCCTTTACTTTGCATCAATTCCTCCATTGTTCATTGAGTTTCTAAGTTGCATGATCATTGTTTGATACTGAGCCGTTTGTGGTATTTCAAACACAGTTCGTCCTGGAAACTGATAATCATGTTCTGGATGCATCATTAGCATATGACCCGTTTCATCAATTCCTAACACAGGATGTGCTACTTCACGCATTGTGATCGCCCCGGTTGGAGTTGGTATCATGGTGCAGAAGCCTGGATGTTTCCATTGTCCTTCTGGATCAATTACTCCGCCTGTTTTTCGTATAACATTGGCCCAACCTTTAAGGTCTAATGGTCGTTTGCGCGTAACATGCAAAACCAATGATTCTGTTATTTCTTTTTCATCGTCTGATTTTAGGAAGGCAGATGGCATAATATGTTTATCCATTTTGAGTGCCTTTGCTAGTATTGCTACTAAACTACCACCTGGCATAATTGCTACTGTAGTTAGTCCTAACAGTTTCACCACATCTTTCATTTGGTTACGAACCCATGCCCATTCTTCCGAAGTTAGTTTCTCACCGTTAATATGACGAAGCAGCATCACCATGGCTTGTTTGGTTTCATCTTTCTCAGTACGCATTGCCGAAATAAAGTGTTTTACTTTATCCTTTGCTTTGTTAACTGTGTCAGCCATATTGATTTCATTTAAAGAACTTTCTAACGCAAGTTGACCCATTGTAATCTTTTTTTCAAGGTTCTTTAAACGTTCGATATATCCTTTATTACGTAGATGTTTGAATGCCATGTTTTCCACCGAATACTCGCCTTCTGCTTCTAAACCAGTTTGGCGAAGATGCTGGAGTCGTTGTGTGATGTTTTTAATTTTTTGTTCTATGTGTGGATCCGTCTCTTTGAGTGAATCAATATCGTATTCGTATGGTTCTGCTTTTTGTTGAATGGCTCCATCATCTACAGTAACAGTGTCGGAGGCTGGTTTGCGTATCCATTTATCACGTAGCACGGAATATATTCCTACTGATGAATGCAAGTCCTCATTTGAATCTTGGGCATACAACTCAATGTTCATGCCTTTATATGTTAAAGGGTGTGTAGTGTTCCATATGCTTTTCTTTGCATGCATATAATTTTTAACTATGTGTAGATTGTCTCCAATTTCTAAATAGTTAATAACAACATGCAAATCAATATCACTATGTTCCGTCCAATTGTAATTAGCACTACTACCGATGATTATAACATCATGGATATCACAACGTACTTCTAAGAAATTGTAAAATGCTTTTGCAATTTTCATGAACCCAACACGAAGCTTGGGATGAAGTTTGTCTCCATCCCAAAGCTTTGGATTAAGTGTGCTATGTGTTTGATATTCGGTTATCATTGTTATTTCGTATTAGTAGCAGTCGGTGTAGCAAACTTAACTTTTTCAACATTACCTTTTTCATCTCGTGTTACAAAATCATAATCGCCTGGATCAGATTTATATACTGGTAATGTTTTTGATGCTATTTTATCCGTTCCTTCTACGGCGCCTTTTATTACTGGTTTAACATATGAGTTATACATGTTTCGTACCGCATTAAATGATCCAAATGCCCATGCTAATAATGATACAATGAATCCTTGTCGCTGGTCTCGGTTTTCGGTATACACGCCAGTTTTTTCTAGTAAATCTTGAAATTCATTGTAAATTACATCTAATGCTTTTGGTCTAGCAAACAATCGTTTTATAACATACAACATCATCTCAATTGCTTTAAAGAGCCAACTCAGCCACGCACCGCCATTCGTACTTAGCCATTTCATTGGTGATTCAAACAGTGGATCTAAAATCCCGGAAGATCTCCAATCATACTTGAATGTTCCAAGTACGCGGCCGGCATCATATGTACGGTGAATTGCGTTTGGTAACAGTGCACAGAATCTAGCCCAAAACGTTTTTGTATATTCGACAAAAATTAAATTACCTGTATTAATTGTTTCTTTAATAAATTGGTTGGTCCAAAGTCGTTGTGCTTCTTTACCTACTACGCTACCGCCTACTGTTTTTGTAGCCATGAACAATGGAACGATTATTTTCTTGTAAATTTCATCACCTTTACCAGAGTTGATAGTTTTTGCAATTGCACCCCAAATCTCAGCATCGATATTTTTAGTAGTAGTATTCAATAAATCTGCAGGTAGTCCCAATGTTCGAAGCATGTTTATATTTACAGCACCGCCTGGTAATCTAAATGCTGCCGTTTTAATCCATGTTGTTATAGAATCTCTGTTTTTATTTAAAATATTAAACAATATCGTTCTACCGCCAGGCGTATTTAACACTGATGCTAAGAATACATCCGGACGTTTTCTACATAAAACCGTAAATGAGTTTACCATGTTCGAGGCTACCGAATCCCATACTTTTTTTGGAAGCATTGCAACAACATTTCCCCATACTTTTCCTAACATGGTTGGGGCAGTGTTTTTGAAGAATTTAGATGTAGCAAGTAAAATTTCTTTTTTATTTTTTTTGCTATATGTTTTAACCGCAGTAGCTAAAAATACTTCATCCGCACCTTCTTCTGCAATTTTTAATAATCGTTCTGATTTAGCTGCGTTAATAAGAGCCCAGTTTTGGAATGCATCGCCATACCGTAATACCAACTGTTCTCCAATTCTCGATAACGCAGCATTTGTTGCCCGAAAACCTTTTACAAAATTTAATAATAATTGTTTTAAGTTTTTTATTTTAGCTAGTTTGCTAAACTTTTTAATAAATTCTTTTACATTTTTACGTTGGCGTGCATTTGTTCTCCACATTTCTAGGAATGCTTCTTCTGATTTCATTGCTGCTTGTATCGCTTCTGGTCCAACTTTACCACCAAATTTTACCGCTGCTATAAGTCGTTTACTACCTAACTTAATGATACTACCAGCAAATGGAATAACCGCAATCATTGATAAGCATCCTTCTAATTTGCGGCCGCGAATGAAATAAGCAATTCCATTAAGTAAATCAATTATATCACCATATCCTGGAATTAATCCTGCCCAATCCAATATAGACTGTATGGTATCTTTTACTTGTTCTAATGGTTTATCGGATATATCTTCAAATCCACGTGCTGAACGCTTATATAAATTTGGATCTTTAAGTCCATGTCCTGCTATTAAAAAGAATCTTTTAATCCACCCGGATTCCTTATACACATCAAATTCACCAGATTTTACATCATCGGTTAAGTTAAATATTAAATTTTTACCTTTTTTATAAATGTATCCGAATACTTGTCCGCCTGGATTACTTATTTGAATTTTATTTCCAGTTAGCTTCCATTTGAATTTAGTACTAGTACTTAAATCTGGTCGCATATAAACATATCCGTCAGATTGGAAATGAAACAATGTTCCTGATTTTAAATCTGCGGCATACACCGGGACTTGCCAGTTATACGAGTTTACCGCAGCATTCGTTAAACGTCCTGCATTGTTTGGAGATAATTTATCTGTACGGAATACTTGGGTTTTAAACAATTGCTCTGCTGGGGCTAAATTCTCTGGCCATGGTTTTAACTTTTTACTCGCAATTATCTTATCCATTTCTTTTTCGTTTTTCGTTAAGAATGAATTAGGCCCCATTTGTGTAGGGAATACTCGTAAATTTGGATCTGGCTTTAACGGATCAAATGTTGTTTTTTGTGTTACAAGTTTTGTTAGTGAATCTTCTTCCCGGGCAGTTAATAATTGTTCACTTAAAACTGCATCTTTTTGAAAAGCTTCGCGGAGCACTGCTTCTATAGTTAACTCATTCTGAAGAGCTGATGTATTAGTGTCTGTCGGTGTAGGTTTGATATCACGAAGTATCGCTTCTCGCAATACAACATCTAACGTAATGTTTGTAGATTGATTCATATTATAATTTCCTATTTATTATAAATATCATCATTTCCAAAAGAGCTGTATTAAAATCAATGCAAATGCTAATCCGAGAGACACTGCTGTTTTTAAATTGATGGCTTCATCCCGGAATACCCAGGTCATGATGGCAAACATAGTAATACCAGTAACAAATGAAACAAATCGACCCGGCCAAAATGCACCGTCAAACCCGGTAACTGCAAATCGTGTTGCTTCCATAAACAACCAAGTGATTGGAACACCCATTAGCATAAGTGCCCATCGGTATGTTTTAGCCCATGGCCATATTAATGGTCCATTTGTTTGTATCCAAACGAAGCTTTGTCCTACTAAAAAAATTAATATGGAAAATATAATGTATTTATAGTTCATATCATATAATATGAAATTTACTACAGAATTCAAAGTAATTATTTATTAGAGTCAGATGCGTATTTAACACCCATGATAGTGCCGATGATACTAAAAGCATTTGTTAGCAATATACCAAACATATTACTCCACGTGCTACCAATGATCTGAGTATCTTTATTATCCAACAATGCAACCATATATATAACGGTAGTTGTGACACCTACTCCGATTATGATAATAAGTGATATACGAACAATTAGATTGATTAACTCGAACTGAGTTCGTTTTTGTATCATGTCTAAACTGTCCATGGCGGCATCGCGGGCTGTTTCAGCATCACATTTGGATTGTTCTGCATCCGTTGCTGCTTGTTGAAGTTCTATCATCAACTGTTGATTTTGTTCGTTTGATTCAACTAGTTGTTTGTTTTGATCTTGTATTTGTTTGGTTATTTCTAATCGTTTTCGTCGATTTTCTTTATCGCGGGTTGTGCATGTTTTTATATATGCATCAAACTCAATATCATCGGTTGAATCAATTAACTTTAGAATGTTGCCTTCTAGAGCTATATTTTTACGGGCATATAACTCAATTAATTTTTGTTTAGTATTATCATCTAATACTATCATCGATACACTTTAAATGGGGCAGTGCGTGCTTTATACCCGTCATAGTCTGCGCGGAATTGTTCTAAACGAGGTTCGATATCATCTGACTTAATTATCCAAAACTGTGCGCCGGCTTGAATTGCCTTTGCTTGTTCTTCTGGTTCATTTGATGATGAGATGATTCCAATAACCACGTTATTACCATACTCAAAATTAATTTTTCTGATAAGTTCGATACCATCAAACGAACTACCAATAATATTCAAGTCAACAAATACACATTCGGGTTTATCGTTAGCATCGCCACTTTGAAACCATTTTTGAAACAGTTTTGCTGCTTCGTCGGAACTATTTAATGAGTTTAAAGACAAACTTATATCGAGCAATGAACATGCATCTTCAAATACTAAGTGGAATAAATCTTCATCATCTACCAATAAAATTGAATCAATCATTTTTGCTTTCCTTTATTTTTATTTTCATTTTTGTGCCTGTTTCATTTTTTTCACAGGTAATATTAAATCCATGTTCTTCTAAAATAGCAACACAAATATTTAAACCCAAACCAGTTCCAGCTTCAGTTTGGCCTTCTTTCCGAGTATATGGTTTTGATAAATGATCAAAATCTTTTTGTGTAATACCTCTACCATTATCTTGAACGTAAATGGTATCATCATCGGAATATATTTTAACAAACTTAGTGTCAGAATCATTATACTTTAAACCGTTTCTAATCAAGTTATCCAATGCTGTACAGAACAATGCTTCGTTTACTTCGATGGTTGGTAACTGGTCGATAATAACTTGACTACTGTATGCAGTTGATGACAAGTAATCGGATAATATCATTTTCAAATCACATTCAGCTTTATTTAGTACAACATCTTTTTTTACGAGATTGGTAAATTCATATACACCTTTATACACTTTTTGTGAATGTTTCAATCCTTCTTTAATCATGCGGATTGGGGCTTCAATTTTTAATGAACTAATATCATCAGAACTTAATCTTCTTTCTAACGAACTAAGTCCCCTAGGCATATACGTATTAATACCTGAATGCATATCGTGTCTTAATATCTTAGCTGCGTGTTCTAGATACGTATTTTTCTTTTCAATCTCTTTCTTTTGTTCATATGAATCGGTAATATTAGTAGCAATTTTCAATATGCGATATATCTTGCCGTCCATTCCGATAATTGGATTATAAGTTGATTGTAAATACACTAAAGAGCCATCTTTTTTAACTCTTGTAATTTCACCGGTAAATAATATACCGTCATTTAGTTTTTTCCAAAAAAGAGCATATTCTTCACTGTTAAAATGTGTGTCGTCTATAAATATTCTGTGGTGTTTTCCGACTAGTTCATCAGCTGAATCATATCCCATGGTTGTTAAAAACAAGTCATTAGCAAAAATAATGTTACCTTCTAAATCAAATTCAATAACTGCGTTAGATTTATTTATGGCATTCATTCTATTACGAATTTCTACTTCTTTTTTCTTAAGCTCCGTAACGTCTTGTCGTATTGATGAAAACCCTTCTAAATTGCCATGTTTATCAAATCGGGCTCTAATGTATGTGTCGACATAATATAGGTCACCTGTTTTTGTTTTGTTGGTGACAATTGCATTCCATATCTCACCTTTCATCACTGTTTCATACATCTTACCCCAGTACCCATCGGGTTGTAGACCAGAGTTTACGATGATATGATCTTTACCGATAACCTCATCTAAAGACCATCCTGATACTTCTTCAAATTTTTTATTAACGTATGTTATTTTACCAGTTTTATCAGCAATTGAAATAATTGCAGCTGTGTCAATAAACTCATCAGTATCTTTTATTTTTTTTAATAAAGTACTTGTTATATCAGCTGCGTGTGATTTCATTAAAAAATAAAATAGTGGTAAGAACACTAAAAAACACACAATTTCAATTCCGCGTGTAATGTAACTAGAATCTAATACTGAAAAGAATACTAAACCTTTTGTTATAGCAAAAACTACTAATGTTACTATGGTAATACCTTTAAGTATTTTATGTAAACTAATCATTTATCGTATACCTTTATGCTTATCTAATGCATCTAGAATTTGATTAAGAACTGGTGCTTTTATAAACCCTGCCATCGATGCATTTTTAAGTGTACTGATAATTTGTAATATAATGAATGGAATTAAAATTGTTTCACTTAACCAAGAAGTTCCTGGATATCCTTTTTCTACAGACAGCAACACCGTTAAAATTATAATCCATGTTGCGGCTGTTCGAAGTACTTTGATTGCTTTACATGTTTGAAAACCTTCTCGCTTTATTCCAGCAATTACACCAAAAAACCCATCGACAAACACTACTGCAATTAATGCTAGATATTGCTCGTAATAGTCGATAGATAGATTAAAAAAATACGAACATATAAATGATATCATGGTCGTTGTGGATAATATTATTGCTAGAGCGGTTGTTTTCATTTTATATCTGAAGATTCAATTAAAGTATATGAAAATTTATTACCATTTGCTGTTTTAGCTTTGCGACAAATTGACATAAACTCTTCAAAATCAGCAGAACGTTTAAATACCTGGCAGCCTTCCGACCAATTTTCTACATATGTTGAATCAGCGCCGGCTTTATGAATGTTGATTCCAAATACACCTTCTTGAATTGATTTTTCATCATATACCATATCTTTGTTTGGATCGCGGAACACTTTAACTGGTTTGTTTTGTCCTAATGCTTCATACTTCCCGGCATGCAAACGCATTATGTGTGAATCGATATATTGTCCTTCTACTAAACGAGCAACACCAGCTTTGTTTCCATACTGCATTACGCCTTTTGTTCCTGGATCGGTTGTTGCTGACCAACAATGGAATTTTTCTTCTCCGTTTACGGTGTAAGATACTGTAATGTGATCATCGAATAGATTGGTTACTTTCTGTCCAGTTGCTGAATTACGAACTCCGATTATATTTAAAACATAATCGTTGCCATCAAACCATTTATATCCTTTTGCTTTTACTGCTGACTCAATTTGGTCTTTTGTGTATTTTGAAACCGATGCTGGTTTTGCTTCTACAACGATTCCCATCTTAGCTAATGTTGCTGGGCCGACTACTCCATCTGCAGTTAATCCATTTTTAGTTTGCCACGCTTTAACTGCTTCTTCTGTTTTAGGTCCAAAATTTCCTACTGGATCTACACCTAATACTACTTGAATTTTTTTAACCGTCTCGTTGTTATCACCTTTTTTTAGTATCATAAAACTATCCTTATTCGTAATTGTTGTTTAATCTTTCTTAAAATATAAATTTGCTTCTGCTTCGCGGCGACGAACTAGACCCCTTAACACGCGGCCTCCTGCCTTTGTCCATTTCATGAACTCAGCTCGGATAGTTTCGTCTGACGGATCAGCATTAACTTTTTTTAATAATGTTGATGATTTTAGGTTTGCTGGACCTAGATTGTAGGCAAATGATACTAATGCATCGAATTGATTCTGATTGATGTCATCTCGACAATATGAATCTACATACTGCTCAAAACTTGCTAACATGCTTTTCAATAAGTCTGTGCCATGGACTTCCGTGATTGGAGTATCGGACATTGTTACTTTTTTACCACCTGGATAAAAAGTTGCGCCGTAACCAATAGTAGGAATTCCTGCAGGGCACTTATAAGGTGCTGCGCGGAACCCTTCCATTGTTTTGATTATTTCAATTCCGGCCGTTCCTGTTTTTGTAATTTTCATGACTGTTTAAACCTTTATTTATTTTTTCATTAAAAACTTTTCAGCTACATTACCAGCAATACAGATAATTACAATAGTTTTAACTGCGTCTACTAGGTCTGTAGATGGTTTAATTGATTCATGTGAATATGAATTTAACACCATGGTAACAGAAATAAATAGGAATCCTAAAAATGCAATAACTCGTTTCATTGAGGTGTCTCCACCGGTAAACATTTCTTTGATAAAATTTTTCATGTAGCTACTTTCTTATACTTCAAGTATAAATATCAGTAACTAGAATTTAATTGCAGTATTATTCTTCAGAAACTGCTCGACCTATTTGTCTAGTCCAATCTAGGTCTGTGCGCACTATAACATTTTTAGTCATTGCGGCTACTAACATTGTTCTGTCGACACCTAGTTGGTTTGCAAGATATGCTAACGCAGCTATGTCTTTAGGAAAACAATGCCCCCCAAAACCAAAATCGCCATCATGGCCAGGAACTGACCAATGTGAATTGCCCAATCGATCATCATAACGGGCATATTCGATTACTTTATCATAATCAATGTTTAAACCTTGGCAGATCTGATACATTTCGTTTGCAAATGAAATTTTTGTGGCTAAGAATGTATTAGTTACATACTTGATCATTTCAGCAATGGTACTGCTTGTTTTAATGATTGGCACTTTAGGAAATGCCTTTTCAAAATATCGTTTAACAATTGTAGTAGCAGAGTTAGGTCCTCCGAGTATGATTCGATTTTGATTTTTATAATCATCAACTGCGTTAGACTCTGTTAAGAACTCTGGATTAAACACAATATCCAATTCAGTGTATAATTTATTTAATCGATCTGTTGTTCCTGGTGGAATAGTAGACTTAACAACTACAATATAATTTTTCTTATTGTATGCAATTACGTTGTTTTGAATTTCTGTTAGTGCAACATTTAAAATTTTTAAATCACATTCACCAGATTTCATCATCGGAGTAGGAACACATACAAATGCAATATCAGTGTTTAAAACTACATCTTCGATGCCGTTAACATTGCGAAATTTGTTTCCATCTTTATCATATGCTTTAATATCAAATACATGTTGCATTCCTAATCGCACAGCATTTCCTACAAACCCCTGGCCAATAATTCCTAATGTATTCATATTACAATCCGTTAATATATTGCTTTAATTTATCTGTCGGTGTCCAATTTAATAATTCTAACGCTACATCTCGTTCACGTAATGTTATACGATAGTTTCCTTTTTGATCTGGTAAATATGTTGTTGTGCAATTGAACTTCTCTATAAACATGGCTGCTACTTCATTCATTGAATAATTTACTCCAGTACCCAATTCCCACGCATCCTCGATATAATGTTCAGTTTCCATGATTCGAATCAATCCATCAACAATGTGGTCTACATGTGTGAAATCTCTGCGCTGTTCGCCATCACCAATAATAGTAATTGGTTGTCCGTCTCGTACTTGTTTTCTCCAAATTCCAATCACAGCTGCATAGTCGCCATCCACAATTTCATTTGGTCCATACACATTGTAAAATCTTGCAATCTGCACTTTAAGTCCATAACACTCTTCATACATCTTACAAATTTCTTCTCCTAAGAACTTGCTTAAAGCATATGGTGAAATCCTAGGATTATGCCAACGGGATGATGATCCTGCATACACAACCTTTGCATCCGTATGTCTAGCATATTCTAAAACTTTGAAAGTTCCTGTTGTGTTTGCGTCATATGTTTCTAATGGTAGTTTAAATGATATTTGAATACGTGCAACTGCAGCAATATGGAATATAACATCAAATTTATCAACTGCTGGATTAAATATATTATCAATGTTATTAACATCATCTATAATGTATTTAACATTCTCTATTTTATTGTCCAATGTGCCGCAAGATAAATTGTCAATACATGTTACGCCATGTCCTAATGCAACCAATTGTTTACATAAGTTTGAGCCAATAAAGCCTAGCCCACCTGTTACTAAAATTTTCATATTCTAATTTCTATTTGTTTGTTATAAATTTTTTGTTTGTTAATGGATCGTGTCCTATGTATCCACCCCATTTGTATCGGGCATATTCATGGCCGGCTTGTTCTGCCAAGTTACGTTTCTCTCCATTTGCAGAAACTGCCGCAAAGTGATAAAAATGACAGTTCCATGTTCTTAGCATACGTAGTCCTGATAGTTGACATTTTAAAAAAAAGTCCCAATCGGCTACCATACCCATTTCATAATTTTCATCCCATCCGCCAACTCGAAGATAATCAAGCTTTGACATAAAGATAGGAAGTGTGGATCCACATTCCTCAGTTTTATCCCCAGATGCATAATGATAATCAAACAACCAAAATGCTTCAAGAT